GTCGTCGCGCAGATGGCCGACAACCCCGACGCCTTCATGAAGCGCCGCAAGGCAAAGGTCATGTCCGTGTCGGCTTCCAAGACTGCGAACCACGGCGCCGGTGCTGCGCCCGCGTCCGCGCCCCCCCAACCGTCCAACCCTCAAGGAACGAAATCCATGGACATCGAGAAGCTGAAGGCTGAACACGGCGACGTGTACCAGGCCGCTCTCGCGCTGGGCGCTACCGCCGAGCGCGCACGCATCCAGGCGGTGCAAGCCGCGCTGATCCCGGGGCATGAAGCCCTCATCCAAAAGCTGATGTTCGACGGCACGACCAGCGGCGGCGACGCCGCCCTCGCCGTCAACGCCGCCGAGCGCCAAGTGCGCGAAACGCAGGCCAAGGGTCACAAGGGCGATGCGCCACACCCGGTGACGACTGCGCCCGCGCCCGCTGCACCGCCGCCCGCCGCCGAAGCGCGCGAGAAGGCCGAGGCCGAGCGCATCGCGGCGCTGCCGGTCGACGAGCGCTGCAAGGCGGCGTGGGACGCGAACAAGGACGGCGTGCGCGCCGAGTTCACCGACCTGGGCTCCTTCACCGCCTTCACCAAGGCGAACGAGGCCGGCAAGGTGCGGATGCTGCGCAAGTCCGCCTAAGCGCCGCGATTGACCCATTCATCAACTACCGAGGACCCATCATGAAAAAGTCCCTCATCGCGATCGGCCTGGCGCTGGTTGCACTCGCTGCGGTGGCTGTCGGCATCGCTGCGAATTCCGTCCCGGCGTTCGCGGCGGCGGTTCCTGCGGCGGCCGGCGCAGTCCTGGTTGCCGATCCCTTCGGCCTTGGCGGCAAGCTGCACGATGCGTTGTTCATCCACATGATGCGCAGCGGTGCGATCCTGGCGATGACTACGCTCGCAGCCAACAAGCCGCGTGCCTATGACCAGGGCGACCGCGGCATGTACCCGGTCATCGCCGCGGACATCATCTACGAGGGCGCGGCGGTCGGCCTGGTCGCGGGCACCGGCCACGCGCGTCCGCTCGTTGGCGGTGACGCGTTCGGCGGCTTCGCGGTATACAAGGCCGACAACTCGGCGGGCAGCGCGGCGGATATCAACGTCGAAACGCAGCTTCGCGGGCAGATCGAGCTGAGTGTCACGGGCGCGGTGATCACCGACGTTCGTCAACCGGTGTACGCGACCGATGACGACACGTTCGTTTTCAGCCCGGTGGGCGGCACCTTCATCGGCTTCGTCAAGCGCTTCGTGTCGGCGGGCGTGGTGGTCGTCGAGTACGACACCGTCGGCTTTCGCGACCCGTGGGCCGACTTCACCGTACGCGAGACCATCAGCGCTGACAAGGTGCTTGACGCCGAAGACAGCGGCAAGCTGTTCTGGGTCGACACCGACGCCAAGACCATCACGCTCCCCGCCATCGCTGCCGGCCTGGACGGCTTCGCAGTCGTCAACGGCGGCGCCTTCGGCACGGTGGCCGTGAACGTCAGCCCGAACGCGGCCGACATGATCCTGGGCCCCGATATCACGGGCGCCGACAACAAGGACCTGATCAACACGAAGGCCACGGCCCGCCGCGGCGACTTCGTGATCCTGGGCGGCAACGACGCCGACGGCTACGCCACGCAGGCGCTGCGCGGCACCTGGGCGCGCGAAGCCTGATCGCGCATCGACAGAACCACCTGAACCAACCACGAGGACACTGAAATGGACCAGTCACTCCTGTCGAGCCGCGCGATCATGGGCATGTACTTCGCCCGGCTCGAAACCAACCCCGGCCTGGCCTGGGTCAACGGCATTTCCAACTACTTCGGCTCCGACCAAGGCAGCGAGACCTACAACTTCCTGGGCCAATCGCCGGCTATGCGCGAGTGGATCGCCAGCCGCCAGGCCAAGGGCTTCAGCGGGCAGGGCCTGACGATCGTTAACAAGCACTACGAAGCGACGATCGAGGTGCAGAAGAAGGACGCGCGTCGCGACAAGACCGGGCAGATCCTGGCGCGCGTGCAGGACTTCGCGGACCGCTCCGTCACGCATTGGGCGAGCCTGCTGTCCACGCTGCTGCTCAACGGCGCGAGCACCGTGTGCTACGACGGCCAGTACTACTTCGACACCGACCACGCCGAGGGCAAGTCGGGCACGCAGAGCAACAAGATCACCGTGGACATCTCGGCGCTGGCGGCGCAAGTGCACGGCGCTGTGGCGGCTCCCTCGGTCGAGGAGATGCAGCAGTCGATCCTCGCGGGCATCGCGCAGATCATGGCGTTCAAGGACGACCAGGGCGAGCCGATGAACGAGAACGCCCGCGAGTTCGTGGTGATCGTTCCGGTGTCGCTGTACATGGTGGCCACGGCCGCCGTGAGCACGCTCACCACGGTGGCCCTGCAGCAGAACCTGAACGCGAACATCATCGCGAACCTGCGCGTGAGCGTGGAGATGAACGCGCGGCTCACGTGGACGGACACGTTCAGCGTGCACCGCACCGACAGCCCGATCAAGGGCTTCATCCGCCAGACCGAGCAGGAAGTCGAGCTCAAGGCCAAGGCCGAAGGCAGCGAGTTCGAGTTCGACAACGACGCATGGCAGTTCGGCATCGATGCATGGCGCGGCGCCGGCTACGGCTACTGGCAGCGCAGCTGCTCGGTGCAGATGGTCTAAGGCGCGGGTGCAACAGCCATGCGCAAGTACACCGTCATCGCCACCCTGACCATTCAGGCCGGCGCCATGGTGGGCCTCACCAAGGCCCAAGCCGCTGCCCGTGGGCATGCCCTCAAACCCGTCGATGTCGACCGCAAGGGCGACGGCGTGTTTGAGGTGCTGTCCCCGGTGCAGTTCAAGGCCGGCGAGCAGATCGCCACCGACACCGAGCTGAACAAGCAGCTCGCTGCACAGCTCGAATCCGCCGAAGACACGGCCGCGCGCAACAAGCGCGAGGCCAAGTCGAAGGAGCAAGCCGCGCACTTCGCAGAAATCGAGGCCAAGGCCAAGCAGTGGGACGACGTGCAGCAGGAGTTGCTCGCCCTGCGCAAGTTCGTCGCTGACATCGAGGCGCTTCCGAAGGAGCTCTTCGACAAGGTCAAGGCCGAACTCGAAAAGAAGGCCTAAGCGATGGCCTTCGTCGAAGACCTCACCGTGTACTTCGTGGACTTCGGCGTCACTGCGACGCCGGATGCCGGCACGCCGTTCACGGTGCTCTTCGACCGCGCCCATATCGAGGCCATGGGAGGGGGCATCAGCGGGACATATCCGGCAGTCCTGGCTGCGTCTGCTGATGTCTCTTCCTTGGTGCCGCACACGAACACGCTCGTCATCGCGGGCAGCGACCACCAGCCAGCCCGTGCCGGCGACGTGCAATACAAGATCGTGGACATCCAGCCCGACGGCATCGGCTTGTCCACGCTGATCCTCGAGGAAGTCTGACGATGGCGTCCAGTCAGCATGTCGCCATCTGCAAAGCCGTCGCGGCGCTGTTCGCTCAGGCGCCGGCACTTGCGGCCGGCCGGATCGAGGAAAACCGCGACTACGCGCTGGCCACCGGGGTGGCCTCGCAGATCCACGTCAACCTCGACGAGTCGCGCCCGCAGAACGACATCGTCTACACCGGCCATCCGATCGACTGGGCCACCGACATCGAGGTGCGCATCAAGGCGCGCGCGGTGCCCGGCGGTGACTCGGCACGCGACGTCGTCGACGCGATCTGGCAGGCCTGCTGGCAACGTCTGTACGAAGACACAACGGCGCTGGGCGGCATGTCCAAGGGCATCGAGCCCGGCAACACGAGCTGGGGCGACGGCAGCGCCGAAGTCGGCGTCGAAACCCTCACTTGGTACTTCACGGTGCAGCACCGCACCGCCAACAACGCACTCACCTGAAAGGCCCAGCCATGCCTGAGACCAAAGACAAGCAATTGCCGGATCCGCAAGCGGGCGGCCGGTACGTGCGCAACGCCGACGGCAGCACGACGCGGATCCACGCGACCAAGGAGCAGGACCCGCTGGAGCGCGCCGCCGAGAAGGCCGAGCGCCGCGCGCAGCTCGCGGCCGAAGGCGCCGAGCGCGTCGACGGCAGCACCGACGCCGCGAACACCGACAACGACGACCAGGAGTAACCCACCATGGCCCGCTATCTGCGCAACTTCGTTCTTACGGCGCTCGTTGAGACGACCTACGGCACCGATCCTACGCCCGCCGGCGCGAACGCGATGCTGGTCAGCAAGCCCACCATCAACCCGCTCAACGCGCAGAACGTGCCGCGCGACGTGATGCTCGGCTACCTGGGGAGTAAGGAGCACCTGGTCGGCAGCATGTTCGTGGAGTGCAGCTTCGACATGGAGCTGGTCGGCAGCGGCACCGCCGGCACGCGGCCGGCATGGGGCGACCTGATGCTCGCCTGCGGCTGGGCCGAAACTGCCAGCGTCGGCGTGCGGGTGGACTACACGCTCGTGTCCAGCGCCTTCCAGTCGGTCACGCTGTACTACTACGACGATGGCGCTAAGCACATCATCAAGGGCGCGCGCGGCAGCGTGAGCATCAAGGTGGGCAGCGGCGGCATCCCGGTCGCGTCTTTCAGCTTCAAGGGCCTGTACACCCGCGTGTCGGCCGCAGCCAACCCCACGCCCACGACCACCGGTTTCAAGGTGCCGCAGGTCGTCAACGAGCAGAACACCGACGATCTGAGCTTCGGCGGCACGCACGCCACCACTGGCGCGCCCGCGATTGCAGGCGCCACCGCCTACCCGAGCCAGGGCATCGAATTCAACCTGGCCAACACGGTGGAGTACGTGCCGTTGCTTGGCGGCGAGACGGTGGAGATCACGCAGCGCGACCCGAGCTGCAGCTTCCAGGTGGAGCTGACGGCGGCGCAGGAAGTGACCTTCATGACGGCGGTGGAGGCGGCCACGCTCACCAGCGTGGGCCTCGTGCACGGCACGACGGCTGGCTACAAGTCCCTGCTGTGGCTGCCCTACGTGCAGCGCATCAACCCGCAAAAGGCCGAAGTGGCCGGCAAGCGCCTGATCCGCTTCGACGGGCGCGTAGTGCCCTCGGCTGGCAACGACGAAGCGCGCCTGGTGCTGTTCTAAGCCGCGCGCGCTCGTCCCGAATCAAACACCAACTACAGGAGAACCTGCATGGCTTTCAAGGTCGTTGTCGCCGACAAGATCGTCGCAAAGATCAAGGGCTCGTATGTCGACGCCTCGGGGCAGGACGTGCCTTTCGAGTTCCAGCTCGTCATGGACCGGCTGTCCGAGGACGACATGAACAAGGCGCTGCGCGACCAGACGGAAACCGCAGCGGAGTTCCTCAAGAAGCACACGGACGGCTGGCGCGAGCAGCGCCTGGTGCTGGGCGACGACGGCCAGCCCGCGCCCTTCTGCGCCGAGGCATTCGCCGCACTGCTGTCGATCAACGGGATGCCGGGCCTGTGCTTTGCGCAGTACCGCATGCAGTCCGCGGTCCACGCAAAAAACTAGACGAGGTCGCGCGCTACTGGGCCGGCGGCGACCTGATCAGCGAGGAGGAACATGCAAGGCAGCTGGCCCATCTCGAAGAACAGTTCCGGCTGTCCGGCATCGTGCCCGACCGGCCGCTGGACGAGATCGAGCCTGTACTGGAGGTGTACCTCTGGCCGCAGAACGTCCAGGCCTGGGACTTGTTCATGCGCGTGCAAACGCAGTGGAAGGTGCGCGTCGAGGCTGCGGGCGGTGGCATGGGCTATCGCATTGAGAGCCGCCGCACGGGCTTGGACTACGAAGGCGTGGAGATCGTCATGCGGCGCATGCGTATCCCGCCGCGCCGGCGTGATGAGCGCTTTTGCGATGTTCAGGTCATGGAGTTCGCGGCCCTCGAGGAGTGGGCGAAGCGCGCTGGCGCATAGGGCGGCCTGAAGCGATGTCCGAAGCCAAGATCATCCTCACTGCGGTCGACAACACCCGGGCGGCGTTCGAGTCGGCAAAGCAGGGGCTGCAGGGCCTGCACGTCAGCGCGACGGCTGTCAAGGCCACGCTGGTCGGGTTGGGCGCTGCTGCTGCCGCCGTTTCCTTTGCGAATACGGTGCACGACGCGATAGAGGCGGCCGACCAGCTAAACAAGCTGTCGCAGCGCACCGGCGTGGCCGTGGAGCAGCTCAGCGAACTTCAGTTCGCGGCGAAGTTGAGCGACGTCTCGACGGACTCGCTCGCGACCGCGATGAAGAAGCTGAACGTCAGCATCGCCGAAGGGTTGGCCGGAGACAAGGAAAAGGTTCAGGCGTTCAAAAATTTAGGTGTGTCGCTGCGCGATGCGAACGGCAATGCGATCACTGCCGACAAGGCGCTCGTTCAATTGGCGGACACCTTCAGCACAGCGAAGGATGGGGCGAGCAAAACGGCCTATGCCGTCGCGCTGATGGGCAAGGCGGGGGACGAGATGGTCCCCTTCCTGAACAACGGCGGGCGGGCGATCGAAGACTTGATGCTCAAGGCCCGCCGCATGGGGCTGACCATCAGCACCGACTTCGCCAGGCAGGCCGAGGAGTTCAATGACAACCTGACCATCCTGGATGCATCAAGCAAGAAGCTGGCGATCTCGATGGCCAGCGACGTGGTGGCCGGGCTGGGCAAGGCGAGCAAGGCGATGGCCGACGCCGCGGTGGAAGGCGGCAAGTTCGCCGGCATCATCGCCGGCATACAGACGTTGCTCACCGGCGATGACCAGCACAAGACCAACGTCAAGATCGTCGAGCTGACCGACCATCTGCTCGCAGCGCAGAACCGTCTCGACCGCGCCCGCGCCGAGGGTGATGAAGCGAATTCCAAGCGCATGGCCGGAGTGATCGCCGGGCTCCAAAAGGAGCTCGCGATGTATCAGCGCATCGGCAAAGAGATTTCCGCGCAAAGCCAGAAAGAAGAGCAGGAGAAGCCGAAGCAGGTCAAGGACCTCAAGCCCATTCCAAAGGACAACGGCTCTCAGGCGCAACTGGACGCGTTCATCAAGCAGATCGACGAGAAGATCGCTGCCGAGCAGAAGGAACTTGAAGTTGGGCGGCAGCTAAGCGAGAGCGAGCGCTTCGAAGCGAAGATCCTTGCCGACCTCGTCACGGCGAACTCAAAGCTGTCGGCCGCGCAGCAGCAGCAAGTGAAGGATCGCCTGGCCAAGTACAAGGCGACGGACCTAGAACTGCAGCAGGGCAAGCAGGAGCTGGAGCAATCCAAGCAGATCGCGCTGCAGGTCTTCCATGAGCAAGCCGAATGGGCGGCGTTCGACAAGGCGCGCGCAGACGAGCGCGACCGCGTGCTGCGTTCGTATTACGACGAGAAGCAGGCGCTGCAGGACACGACCGAGCAGCTCTCCCTGGATACGTTCGGCATTTTCCAGAACGACGCGGCGCGGCAGCGGGCACTCGAAACCCTGCGCATCGAGCAAGAGCTGAAGAACCGGATCGAGGAGATCAACAGGAATCTCTTGCTCGATGAAAAGGCGCGCGCTCTCGCTATAGCCGACGCGACCGCGAACGCAGACCTGAAGAAGCAACTCGCAGCAATGCAGGAGATGCAGTCGAACCTGCGCGCGGTCGACGATATCGGCAAAGAGGTCTTCCAGAGTCTGTTCGAAAAGGGCGATGACACATGGAAGCGCCTGGCTCAGTCGCTGAAGACCTCGTTGATTGACATGCTGTACCAGCTGACGGTGCGGCCTTTCATCCTGAACATCGCCGCCAACTTTATGGGGATGCCCTCAATGCCTGGCGTCGTTGGCAATGCAAGCGGTGGCGTCAACGCGCTCTCCAGCGGCCTGAACATGGCCAGCGCGCTCAAGAGCGGCTGGTCCATCGGCTCCCAATGGCTTGGCGGCGGCATGTCGACAGCGAACGCTGCGGGAACTCTGTACGCGAACGCGACGGGTACAGGCATTGACGGACTGCTGGCGACGAATGGCGCATACGGGACATCAGCTGGTGCCGGCGGTGCGGCAGGCGGGGGGATGGCGGGCGCAGGGATGATTGGGGCGGCGATCACGGCCGGCATGATCACGTCCGGCAATCTGTACAAGGCAGGCTATAGGTGGGAGAACCAGGGCGCGTACACGATGCACGACGCCGGCCTGACGATCAACACCGGCATCTTGAAGGCCCTAGGCGTCAATGACAAGACAGCAGCCATACTGACAGGCTCGTCGATCGCAGCGGCAGTGCTGCAAAAGCTGGGACTTGTCGGCGAGAAGCGCGGCGGCGGCCAATACGGCTACAGCTTCAACGGTGCCGACGTGCTCAACGCGCGCCGCGGGTCCATGGTGGGGGCCAGCGGCATCGGTGCGATGTTCCTCGAGGGCCCCAATGGCGGCGACCCTGCGGCCGAAGGCGCGAAGGCTTCGATCAACAGCGC